ATGGTTCTGCTTCGTCTACATAATCTGTATTGACTGATAAGAAATTATTAAACTCATCTTCAACAGAATCCATATCCATACCTTGAATATCGTCTTTATGAGTTTTAATAAAATCTTTTATGGATTCATTTCCTGCTCCTTTAGATTTAAGGAAAGCAACTACTCCTCCTAAAGTTTCTTTTAATGTAGGAATTTCTATAGTCTCTTCCACATCTGTATCCATTGCTTGTTTAATAGCAGCATCTTTTTTAGCTAAGTATTCTTCTTCTGTTTCGTCTAAATCTGCTGCTCCTAATTCATCATAGTCACCCATTTTAGCAATAACTTGATCAATCATTGAACGTGTACCTGTGTTCTTAATAGTTACCCATCCATTTGATCTAGCATCCCAAATATATCCATAATCAGCTCCCATACTATTGATTTCATCAGCAATCTCTCTTGCCATGTCTTCATCGTTATCTGATAGGTTTATTTTACCTGGTGGGTCTTTATGTGTAGCTTCTATAGCTCCTGAATCAGCATCCATTGAAGAAATATATCCTTTTAGTGCTAAGTCTTTAGCAGCTTCATCATCATTATAGTGTCTCTTTAAAGCTTTACCTAAATGTGAAGGGTAACCGTCATAATGGTTGTATGCAGTAGTAAGTCTATCTCCTGCTAAATATGCTACCATTGCTCTCGTACCTTCAGCAATAACCTCTTCTTTCAAATCAGCTTTCTTTAGTCCGTTATGAACATCTTTAGCTCCGTCTTTTTTAACCGGTATCATTTTATCATGTTTATCTACTTTAGAAGATTCATTAGATAGTAACTCGTAATAATGAACTGGGTTCTTTTCAATATTACTGACAGCTTTCTTTTTAGCTTTATCTAAGTCTTCTGAAGATACTTTACCTGCTGGATCTACTCCTAATGCTCCAAGTTCGTAATCTACTCCTCTTCTAACAGCATCATCGGATACGTTGATAGTCTTATATTCTTCTTCGAATAGTAATCCTTTATTTTTAAGAATCTGAACTGTATCACTAAACCCATTAAACTGTGTAATGTGCTGCGGGTGTGTTAATCTCATCTGTCTAACAAATTCGGATTCTGTTAACTGTCCGGATTTAATAGCTCTATATTTTTCTGTTACTGTTTTCATAAGTAGTCAACCAGTTTAGTGTTTGTTGGTCGTTTAGGACGACTGACCTGTTTGTATCCTATTTTTTTTAATGTCTTTGTAGCTTTAGTAGCTTTACCTAAAAACTTAGGTGATGCATACTGTGCTCCTTGTCCAGGGTTAAATGAGGCTCCACCACTATTAGTAGTGTTTGCTTCATCTATCTCTTGCATTACTTCCTTTACTAACTGAACAAGTTCAGATCTTAACATATTAAAGAGTCTTTAATTCTTTAACTAGGTCGTAATATTGCATTAGACTAACAAGGTGATTGTCTGTTATCTTTTCTTTCTTTGAAAGAGGTTTGATAATTTTTGATACCTCGTCTAATTTTATTTTTACTACTTTATCTTTAACTTTAGATGATAACTCAGCAACAAGTTTAGAGATTTTATTCAGTTCTTCATTAACAATAGTTTGTAAACGTGTTTGAGAATTAACTGCGGTAATAAACTCTTTTAAAATGTTTTTTTGTTCTGGTAAAAGATCTTTATATTTGTTGTTAAATTTTTCTAATAATATCTTAAATGTTAATAGTTTTAAGTCTTTATCGTATTTAGAATATTCTTCAATTAAGGTATCTTTTACTTCTTCTGTGTCTTGTTTTTCAGTAGTAAGGTGTTCTAATAACGTAGATTTAAAATTTACTAATAAATTAGGATCTACTAATTCGTTATTATTCTGTGCTTCTAGTAAACAGTATAGTGAAGCTAATGCTTTATAGTCGGTAACTTGAATAGAAAAGAAGTCTTCTATCTTATACGCCTCTTTAATATCGGATATAAGGTTATACTTCTGTTCTTTTAAAGACTTTCTATTTAGTTTTCTTGAAATTTCCGTTATAGTTGATAGTATAGTCTCAGCTTTGTTCTGACCTATACCTTTATTCTTTAGTATGAATTCATATAATTTGAACTCTCTAACTAAAGCCGTCTTGCCGGTAAAGTGATTCTTGAGTATAGTTACTGCAGCAGAGTCTTTTCTATTAAGAGTGTCTGAGGCTATTTGTTTAACTAGTAGCTCAAATATCAATCCGGTATTACGGAATTTTGAATGTTTTATCTTCATTATACACGTTTACATTTATAAATATACATCAATTACCTAAATCTTTAATGTTGTCTTCGTTAAGTAACTTGGACTTATCTTCTGATTTTTTTGTAAAAACGATATTTTTTAACATATCTCTATTTTGATAGTATACTGCATTAGTAGAAAGGTTTTCAGCTACGTTTTGATTATCTGATGGATAACCACCTTTCATGCCATGTACACCTAGTGGATCACGTCCGCCCATTGGATCTTCTTGAGTACCGTAAACTGATGCCTTTTCTGTTGGTCTACCACCTTCTGGTCCTGGCTGACCCCATTCTTGATCTTTAGAATCATCTACTTCAGAATAACCAGGAGGTAATGCTCCAGGTTCTCCACCTTTTGGTGTTGATACCGATCTTCTACCGTACATAGATGCTAAATCATGTGGTGTACCGTAAGTCATTCCTGATTTTGCTGGATCGTTACCTTCAGCTTCTATTTGATTGTTTCTAAATGCTCTCTTAGTATCTTCTCTAACTAGGTCTCTCATTTCCATATACATATCTTCTGAGAAGTTAAATATATTTTCATAAATATAGTCAGTGGAGAACATTTTAGTGTCTGTCATTTGAGCAGCTAAATCAACCTTTTCTTTTAATAGTGCTACTTTTTCTTGTTCAAAGATTATGGATGGAGTAGATAAGTTAATTTCAAAGTTAGTTAAACTTTCTCCTGTAAATCCTTGTGTATATAAATGTATTAGTGCAATCTTAGTTAATTCAGATTCTAATATCTTTTGTATTCTTTCTACTGTTCTAGCAAATCTAATATCTTCTGCTGCTAGAGTTGCTTTACCTGAAAGATCTCCTTCATAGCCGAAGTATGCTTTTGGAATTTTTAATGCTCCAAATAACTTAGCCTGTAAGTACTGTACATCGTTTGTACCGTCATACTCTAACCCTTTAGTAGTTTCTATTCTAGTTGATGTATCTCCTCCTCTAACTGGTAGATAGAAGTCTTCCATCATATTCTGTATGTTGAATTTAAGGTTGTAGTTTCCGTCTTGACCAATGTAAGGTGTCTTTTTCATTGCATTGATTGTCTTCTGCATGAATTGATCTACTTCATTAGGTGGTATAGATCCTACATTAATATAGAACATTCTCTTTTCAGGTGCTCTCATTATACGATGTATTAACATCGCATCTTCCATTAAATTAACTTGTTTAAATATTTTTCTAGCAGGTTCTAAATAAGAACGTCCATAAGGTAGGTATGTTACGTCAGATAAAAGTCTAAAGTGAGCTACTTCATAATTATCAAAAGTAACATTTTGCTTGTTAGGCTTTTTAGAATAGCTTGGATCTTGAGCTGCTGCTATTCCATCCATTTCTAATTCGAATCTAACTTCATTGGGGTTTTCAGGATCAAATCCTTCGTGTCTGATGATGTTATAAACGGTGTAAGGAAGTACGTTGTATACTCCGAACTTCTCTGCTATCTCTAGCTTTAAGAAAAAGTCACCGTATTTCAGCATATTACGTGTCCATGACCATAAGTTAAACTCAATGTTTAATACGTCATAGAATAAATTATAAAGTACTTTTTGAATATTTTCATCAGATGAACGTATAGATACTACTTCACCTTGATCATTTTTTATTGTTGCTTCATCTGATACTATGTCTAAAGCAGATGCAATAATTGGATCAGTGTCCATTGCCTCGTAGTCAGAATAAAGCTGTACTCTAAGTGTTTGATAGTTTAGGTTAGGATTGTATACATTTCTATTGTTGTATACGTATAACCTATTAAATCTATCGATCAGAGAGTTTGTTTCAAACTTACCTGTCTTTTGTATTGAGTTGACATCTGCGACCTTGAGTTCATCTCCTCCAATGTTACGTATTACTACGTCATTAGAAAATAATCGTCTTAATCTGCCAAATAGTGATTTGTCCGCCATTCCGGTATTAGTTTAATATATATAAATAGTCTATTTTAATAACCAACTAATGTCTTCTTCACCATTAGCTGTCTTTATAATATAAGGATTATCTATCGGGGTACCAACATTTTGTATGATTGCGTTGTTTCTAGCATTTAAAGATGTAAAAGAAGATAATTGAGCTCTTGCTAAATCCATACCTTGCTGCCTCAACCTTAATGCTGTATCTCTAACGTATAGAGCAGTAGCACATGAAATAATTAAATCATCATTATACCTTACTTGTGCTTGAGCTTTACCGTTGTTCCAGATAAAAACTCTCATTTCACTCATTATCCTTTTAGATTGTAAAGTAACTGAATGTTCTCTTAAATATTCGATCATTTTAGCAATGACTAATGGTCTAGTTCTAGCAGACATTGTAAAGCCGGGTACTAATTGATCTCGTTCCCATTTAGACATATAAGATTCTACTGTATCTAAGTGGTTTTTAGGAGAGTAATATAAATTTCTATATTCTCTCTCTAATACTTTTTCTATTGTAGCCCAGCCGATATTAGCATTTTCAATAACAAGTAATGCCTCATTGTACTCAGAAGCTATTCCTACCAACATATTACCAAAGTCACCTGGAGCTATCTTACCTTTATACTCTGCTACTTGTGTGAAGTTTCTATATCGAAAATATGA